ATCATATTCTGCCGGCAAAATCTATAACATCTGGCTTGAATGAGGGGGCGCAGCATGACAATCTACATAGACAGCGATTATAAGTGTTACGTCTCCGCATCTGACGGACGCAGAGCAATTGAGGTTAACGACTTCAATGGCAAATGCCCGGAATGGATAGAAAGTTACCGCTTCGTCCCCGAGGGCGAGACATGGACGCGCGAGGACGGAGAGGTGTTCACAAACATGGCAGCACCGTGGAAAGACCTGGGCGAAGCATACGTGGCGCAGGCGGCGTATGCGACAGAGCAGAATGCACAGTATGAAGCGGCACTAACCGAAATTGAAGCCGCACTGGGGGTAACATCATGACCATCGAAGAAAGAAAACAGGCTATTCTTGCCAAAATCGCGGAGATAAAGCAGGGTGGCAGCGATGAGGAAAAGCAGGACATGCGCGCCGCACTTGACTTGCTCGGCGTGACGAATGAGGAGGAGACGACATGAAAATGAAAGCAATGTTATCACAGCCGATGAACGGCAAGACCGAAGAGGAAATCGTAGCGACGCGAGAGCGGGCAATAGCCGCGCTTGAGAGCAGGGGCTACGAGGTAGTGAACACACTGTTCACGGATGAATGGTACAGCGACGCAAAATGCAAGGAACGCGGTGTTGTCAATATTCCGCTGATGTTCCTTGCGAGGTCAATAACGAACATGAGCCTTTGCCATGCAGCGTATTTCTGTAAAGGATGGCAGAATGCCAGAGGATGCAGAATCGAACATGCCGCAGCAGAAGTTTATGGACTCACCATCCTTTATGAGGAAGGCGACGAATGAGCTATCTTTCAAGCGCACAGAAGCTCCGCGTGGCTATTAACGGCGCGGGAGCGATGCTGACGGATGAACAGGCGCTGACTGTTCCTATCATCTTTCCTGCGTGGAGCGGCGATGGCATAAGTTATGCCGCAGGCGACAGAGTAATGTACGGCGGCGTACTTTACAAATGCCTGCAAGCTCACACATCGCAGAGCACATGGAATCCGGCAGACGCGCCCAGCCTGTGGACAAAAGTATTGATACCCACACCGGGAGTGATACCCGATTGGGAGCAGCCCAGCAGCACTAACCCCTACGCCAAGGGTGATAAGGTTAAGCACAAAGGTAAAATATGGGTATCTGACATTGACGGGAACGTATGGGAACCCGGCGTATACGGATGGACGGAGGTAACTGAATGAGCGCAAAGACAATATATGACCGGCTCCGCAGCCACGGTATGACTGTAGCCGGGGCGTGCGCGATGCTCGGCAATATGCAGGCGGAAAGCGGCCTCAAAGCCAACATCGCGCAGCGCGGCATGACTACGCTGACCGATGACGAGTACACCCGTCAGGCGGACAGTTATGCCATTTCTCAGGCGAAGTTCGTTCACGATGCTGTCGGTTACGGCCTGTGCCAGTGGACATATTGGAGCCGCAAAAAGGCTCTCGTCGAATATGCCCACGACATTGGCAAGAGCGTAGGCGATGAAGCGATGCAGGTAGATTTCTGCATCGGCGAACTGAAGGCAAGCTACGCCAGCCTTTGGAGCTTCCTATGTACGACCGAAGATACATACGAAGCGACAAGCCGCATCTGCACCGAATATGAGCGCCCCGCTGTGAACAACATCAACACGCGGTATGGCTTCGCTCAGAAGTTTCAGGCCGAGTTTGCAGACGGCGCAGAGCAGACCACGGACGATAAGCCGCAGGCTGAAACGTACTGGCCACCCCGCATGATATGCGAGGGAATGAGCGGCGCTGACGTTGCAGTTGCTCAGGCATTGCTTGCCGCTCACGGCGCAGAGCTGGCCGTAAGCAGCGTGTTTGACGCGAAGACCAAGAACCGCACAATGGAGTTTCAGAACGGCGTCGGGCTTCATGCCGACGGAATCATCGGGAACAACACGTGGACAGCCCTTTTGAGGAGATAAAGCATGGCAAGTATAGATGAAATAACCAAAGCTTATAACGCACAGCAGAACAAGGCGGGCGCGGCTGTCCCCGGTACTGCGTCCCAGACAAATGCTGTGACCGGTACTACTCCGGCAGCAGGGTCGGCGGCAGCTGCGCCGACTACGCCGACCTCTCCCGCGACTCCCACAACCCCGGCTGCTGGCACCGGGGCAACTGGTGGAGCACAGAGCAATCAGGGGCTGCTCGGCAGCGGCTACAACACTGCCCGCACTGACGCTATAAACCAGATATACGACGCGCAGCGCAAGGCGCGTGAGGAAGAGCTTAAAGCCGCCTACGACAAGAGCAAGAGCGATTACGAGGCAGCAAGGGCAAAGATCGCTCCGGAGTACCAGAAGCAGGCAAATGACCTGTCGGTGCAGTACGAGCGCAACCGCCAGAACTTCAACAATCAGGCGGCAGCGACCGGTATAAACTCCGGCGTAGCTTCACAGGCTGCGCTTGCGCGCGGCGGAGAGTACCAGCGAGACTTCGGCAACCTGCGCACCGCTGAGGCGAACGCGACCGCTGAGGCTGACCGCCAGATGGCGAGCCTCACGGCGGAGTATCAGGCGAACATCCGTGCCGCGCTTGCCGATAACGACTACAAGAAGGCTCAGGCGCTCCTTGACGAGTACAACAACGGCTATCAGCGCGACCTCAAGAACGCACAGATTCTCGCCGAGTTCGGCGACTTCTCTGCGTTTGCAAATCTGTACGGAGCAGATCAGGCAAAGAACATGGAAGCGGTGTGGAGAGCGCAGAACCCCGAGCTTGCAGCCTCTCTCGACTACGCAGCAGGCAAAATTGATGCCGAACAGTATAGGCAGCTCACCGGTACATATCCCGCAGGCTATATCCCGGCAGGCGGCCTCGGCGGAGGCGGGAGCACAATGTCGGCAAGCGATAATATAAGACAAGAGCTGGCATCAATGGCCGCAAATGGCGAGATAACCAAAGACGATTTCATCCAGCAGTTTCACAATTCAACCAAATGGTAACTCTGCGTACAAGCCCATATTATGAGGGAATGACATATGACAAATGAAACCAGATCGACACTTGGCGCGCTGTATGACAGTTTAGCGCCTGCACAAAATTCGGCAGGCAGCAGCAACGGGAACGGCGGGGGGAGCGGAAGCGCTTCTTCCCGCCGCACTTCCCCGCTTGAAGATTACTACAACGAGAAGCGGCAGAAGCAGGCCATTGAAAATGCAAACGAGATCATAAACAGCGATATCCTCCATGGCGGAACAAAGCCCGTGGGCTGGCAGCAGAAGACCGCGCAGCCTTCGGGGACGTCCGGCGCTTCCACCAGCAGCCGTGGGCGTGGCCTCGTCGGTGGGCTTAGGGATGCTTGGCTTGACAAGCACCCGAATGTCACCACGATATCCGCAAAAGACCTGCCGAGTGCGAATCAGACTGTTTACGATTTGCAGCAGCGCAAAAAGGAGCTTGAGGGCGAGAAAACCAAGAACGCCAGATACAGCCTCGTCGACGGCGTTCTGACGAATAATAACACTGACTACGACGCAGAGATTGCGGACATCGACAAACGTATAGCAGAAACCAAAAAGCAGGACGATTACCGCACCGTGTGGGATAAGCTTGTCGATACCGTTACCGGAGCGGTCACAGGCTCCGCAGCTTCAAAGTCCGACGCTATGCGTACCCTTTACGAAAGCGGGCAGAACAGCCGCACGGCAGAGTATGAGCGAGAGATTGCGCAGCTTCAGAAGGACTATGACCGCGCAAAGCGCGACTATGAAGAGACGCTTGAACTTGAGGGCGAAGATGCAGCCCAGTGGGCAAAAAACACTCTTGATGATGTTGAACGCAAACTAAACGCATACAAGAAAGTCGTTGATGAGAACGTCCAGCAGAAAGCCACTCAAGCCACCGCAGACTTGGCCGACCAGCTTCAGCAGGATTCCGCCGAGAGAATCGAGAGAGCCAAAGACGGCAGCGGCGCTGTCGGAAGATTCGCCGTTGACGCCGGTGTTGCCGCAACGCAGATGGGCATTGACGCTCTCACCGGTCGGGCACTCGGCATCGGGGATGTTGGCAGTAAGGCAAGCATGGCGCTCCGCGCGTTCGGCGGCGGCACTCAGGAGGCACGTCAGGGCGGCGGCGATCTGAAACAGCAGCTCGGATATGGCGGCGGCGTTGCGGCGGTTGAGCTCATAACAGAAAAGCTCTTTGACGGCCTCGCTGGCATATATGGCAAGGGCACTCTGGACAAAGTTGCCGAGGGGGTTATAGGCAACCTTGCCAAGACGGACGCAGGCCGTACTGCGCTGCGCGTTCTTGCGGGCGGGATCGGTGAAGGCTCGGAAGAGCTCATTTCAGATGCGCTTAATCCTCTCCTCCGGACTATTTACAACGGGAAAACCGTTGGTGAAAGTTACAGTGAGGAACAGATAGCCGATTGGGGATATGATTTCCTCGTCGGAGCCGTCCTTGGCGCGGGTGGTAAGACTGTAGACATAGCAACCGGAGAAAACGCAAAGAAGAACGCCAAGCTGCGGAGCGGTGAGGTTGACAAAGCCATAGAACTTATGACCGGCAAGAAAGCCGCGTCAAAGCCTCAGAGCGCCGCAGAGACCGCAGGGGATATAACTACACCCCCCACGCCCTCAAACGACGCTGTGGCGCGTCCTGTGGAGTTAAACTCTGCTGTTAATAATAATGCAGAGACGCAGAGCGCCGATGCGCAAAAAAATACCGCCACGACCGGGACGGAGAACTCTAGAATGAGTGACGCTGACTTACAAGACTATTTAGCCGTTGGAGAGCGACAGCACGTAAGAAATGCCAAAGAAGCACAGCTAAACAGCGGCAGCAGTCCTATCTTGACTACGATTAGCCAGATACGTAGCTTCATACGCTCGGCATTGTATGGAGAACAGTCAAACACCATAAAGGCGTATGGAAAAGTCGGTAGCAAGATGGCGCAAGACATTTCTGCGGCTTCGGATGGGAAAACAAATGTTTCTGGATACTATCTCGAACTAGACGGCAACCGAATCCGCCACATGAAAGATCATGTAGATACCGATTCAGACGGCAGAAACGTTCCGCTTACGTCGGAGCAGGCAGAACAGCTTACGGATTATATTGACAATTATGATAATGTGCTTGACGTTTTGACGAGAAAAGACGGTAGCACAAAAGTGTACTTGAGCAAAGCTACTGGTGACGGGCACGTTGTTGTCGTAGAGCTTGTTTCAAAAGGCAGGCAGTCGTTGCAGCCTGTAACGGCATGGCAGAACACCAATGAAGCATTTGAAAGTATCTGGGGAAAGAAAAGAGCTGATTCCGCATCCCAAACCAGACAGGAGTCTAGTTCACGTGGATACCAATCAGCTCTTACAGAGACATCATCAAGACCGGAGTTACCGCAAACAAAGAGCGGGTTTACCGGTGATGCCTCTGCGGAAGCGCCTGCTTCCGATACCAGTATACCCACCGCAGAGCAAAATGTCAATAGCGGACAGGCTGAAAATTCTGGCAGCTCTGAGCAGAGAGCAAAAACCAATCTCGGCTCGAAGTCGACGCGGGCAAAGACAAGTCAGGCGGTCGAAACGCTTATGGAGGCTGATATCACGCCCGAAGCGCGGCAGGAGCAGCTTAACCCGTATATCAAGAACGGGCGCTTTGACTATATCCCCGACACGAATAAGGCGCAAGTAAGAAGAGCCACCAAGAAAATTGCTAATGTCGGCTGGGAACAGGCGGTAAAGGATTTCCATGATAATGTGATATCGGGTAAGAGCAGCAAAGACCTTGTCGCAGAGGGCGCAATACTGCTCAACAACGCCGCGAACAGTGACGCAAGCGGGCGCGCCTACCTTGACCTTGCCAATGATTTTATTGAGATGGCTCACCGCGCCGGTGAAACCCTGCAAGCGATAAAGATTGTGCAGCAGCTCTCGCCGGAGGGGCGTCTTTACCTCATGTCCAAGAACGTGAAGGCAATCAACGAAAGTCTCACTAAGGGGCAGCGCAAAGCAATTGCGAAAAAGCAGGAAGGCAGCAACTACAAAAATATTTCTGCCGAGGATATTTACAGCAATTACGAGGTCAAGCTTGACGAAAGCCTTGCAGACGAGTATATGAAAGCCGAGACCGAGGAGCAGCGCGACGCGGCGTTATCCAAGATTCAGCAGAATATAGCCGACCAGATACCGAGCACGTTCGGGGAGAAGTGGAACGCGATACGCTACGTAAATATGCTGGGCAACTTCAAGACTCAGATTCGCAACGTTGGCGGCAACACGCTTATGATGGCAACACAGATGACCAAGAACCGCGTCAAAGCAGCGGCGGAAGTGACAGCCAACCTTTTCCGGGCAGAGGATAAAAAAATAGAGCGCACAGCTGCTTTCCGCGTCGGGAAACAGCTCAGGGCAGAAGCAGCGGCAGACTTTGAGAGCATCAAAGACATAGCCCGCGGCGAGGGCAAATATAACGACAATGCCAAGATGGCAAAGGAGATACAGGACAAGCGCCGTATATTCAACTCTAATCTGCTTGAAGCTTACCGCAAGGCCACTAACTGGGCAATGGACGCAGGAGACGTTATTTTCCTGAAAGCTAACTATGCCGACGCTCTCGGCGGCTGGCTGAAAGCGCACGGAATCAAGAGTATGGCAGATGCAACGCCTGAGCAGCTTGACCGGGGCAGAGCCTACGCCATAAAGGAAGCGCAGGAAGCGACGTTCAGGGACGATAATGTTGTCTCCAAAGCGGTGAACAAAATCGGCAGGAATCCTATCACGGAGGGCATAATCCCCTTTAGAAAAACCCCGGCAAACGTCGCGGTCAGAGCGGTCGAATACAGCCCGTTAGGCATTGCGGAAACTATATACAAGGGCATACAGACAAAGAGCGGGAACGCAAATGCAAACGACGTAATCAACAGCCTTTCCAAGAATGTAGTCGGTTCTACGTTGGCTTTTGCGGGGTATGCACTTGCAAAGGCAGGCTTTGCACGCGGCAGCGAGGATGACGATGATCTCGACTCGTTCCAGAAAATGCAGGGCAAGCAGGATTACGCCGTCAAAATCGGTGATAAGTGGATATCGTTGTCTCAGCTCGCCCCGAACTCCGTGCCGCTGTATATGGGCGTTATGCTGTATGAGGCTCTGGATGGCGGCGGTCTGACATGGGAAAGCGCATACAAAATACTCGGCTGCCTGAATGACCCTCTGATGGATATGTCCATGCTGAGCGGCGTAAACGATGCACTGTCTGACGTGATTACATACGGCGATGACGGCACAATGGTGTGGAAAGTGCTCGGTAACGCAATGATGAGCTATCTCACGCAGGGCATAAACAATTCCCTTGTAGGTCAGGCTGAACAGGCGTGGGAAGAGAACCGCCAGACTGTATACTCCGACAAGGACAGCGTTTTGCCGAGCAATGTGCAGTATAAGCTTGGTAAAGCGATGGGCAAGATTCCCGGAGTGGATTACCATCAGCAGGACTATGTTGACGCTTGGGGAAGAACTCAGTCCAACGGATCAGCTGGCAAAAGGATATTCGATGCGTTTATCAATCCCTTTTACAGCGGCACTGACACGACGACAAAGGTTGATACAGAGCTGGAGCGCCTTTACAAGGCTGGGAAAAATGTTGACGGATTTCCCAATGTTCTGCCGCAGAAGGCAGCGCGGTCGACGGAGTACGTCAAGGGCACGTCCATGACCCCAGACGAGTACAAGCAGTACAGCATAGACAGGGGGCAAAAGTCACTTGAGCTTGTGAGTGACTTTATGGAGAGCGACGAATATAAGATCATGTCGGATATCCAGCGCGCCGGAGTCATAAGCGATCTGTATTCCCTCGCTGCCGACCGGGCGTTGAAAAGCGTCAAGACCTCTAACGGCATAGCGTACACCGGGAAGCTTGATGATGTGGCAAAGCTCAAAGATGTCCCAGAGTTTTACGCTTCAAAGGAAATCCTTTCCGGAGCAAAGGACAACACCAAAGAGAATTTCGACGCCATTGACCAAGTCCTCAAAAACTTCGGCCATCTCAAGGATGACACTCAGACAGCCCTAAAGGCTTCCGAGCTGAATGTCAATCCGCTACTGTACGCTCAAACCATGGGCATAAAGTCAAAGAGCTGGTACGACACCAAGGCGGCAGTTGACAAGGCAAAGGGCACCCTCGGCGGCACCGATAATGCGATAGCTATTGCAGTTTATAACAGCATGAAGGGCAAGTCTGATGCTGAAATCCTTGATGCAATCCGCGCACAGGTGACACCTAAAGCCGGTGGTCAGCAGAGTGCCGTTGTGCGCCGTGCCGAAGCGTACACGACAGTCGCTAAGGGCAATGCCGACCTCGGCTCATGGCTCAACCTCGTTGCTGCGCTTCACAACGCCGACGAGAATAGCAAGCCTAATAAGGACGAAGCGTATGCTGCTTGGCGCAGCCTTGGCTTGAGGGACAATCAGACATACGCCGGAATAACCCGCGACGATTTTTACAACATCGTGAAAAGTTCCGGGAGCTACGCAACAAAGGATGATTATGCCACTCAGATTGACGAAGACTATGCGAAAATCGACCCTGCCGTTGAAAAGGAAAAAACCACTTTCCCCACCACTCCGGTAACGGAAGAAACCGGCAATTCCAAGTCAGGCAAAACCTCGATGGATGATTACTACCGTGCGCTTGGCCTTATAAAGTAAAAACAGGCGGGGAAACCCGCCTGTTTTCTCTGTTTACTGTGCTATGTCCAGCAGCTTATTTACGAAGTAGAGCTGCCCTTTCCCGGTGACTTTCGGGGTCTTGGTAATGATGTTGTTGCCGTTTGAGTCAAGATGCGTGCTTTCCTTGATCTCGAACAGCCCCATTTCCATACTGCGCTGTGTGGGTATGTTCTTCTGCGTGCCGCTCTTGCAGAGATAACCATTATCACGGAGCCAAGCGAAAAGACGTTTCTGGCCTATGTCCTTGCCGTTCTGCTTGAGCATCTTTGCAAGCTCACCGACGAGGATTGAGGAATCCGAAGCGCTCACCGCATCGGCGAACAGGGCTTTAGGTTTCATTTCCGCAATCTGCGCGTTCTTCTGCTCAATCTGGCGCTGACCAATAAGCACGGCTCTTGCGAGGATGTCCATATCGCTCATTCCTGCGGTATCGCCGAGATAGCCGCCGGTCTTGCGGATAGACGGGATGATTTCATCGGCAACAAGCGCCTGAAACTTCTCGGCGGTTTCATTCTTGGCTTTCATGGCGAGGCGGTAGAAGATGTTTTCGGGGATAAAATCGCCTTTCGCCCACTTGTGGGCGAAACCAATCTCCGAAAGATACTGCTCGACACGCTCCCACCTAACCGACGCATATTCCTTGCCGCCTTTTGTCTCAATCTTAGTGAATCCCAAGCCCCACGCCACGGCTTCAAGATCGAGATAGGCCGTGCCGTCTTTTTCGTAGCAGCTAACGCCGCTGATGTTCATGATCTTCAATTCGTTCATTATAATCTCCTTATGTATCAAGTATTTTGTAGATTGCGAGGATGATCTTATCTAAGGTTTCTTCGTCCGCTTCCAGAATGAAATTTCTGACGCGGTCTTTAGGGGACGCTGCGGTGCTTGATTCCATGAAATAGTTCCTCCTGAAAAATCTCTTGATTTACACCAGGAGTGAGATTATAATAAATTTAGCCTCACTCTTTGGTGTGGTGATTGGGATTCCGGTAATGACTTCCGACGGTCGCCGGAATCCTTATTTTTTAAGCTTGCCGTACTGTTCTTTTATCCCGTTGCGGACAACTTCCGACCTTGTGAGGGATTCCGCTTTACAGCACTTATCAAGCTGATCCAGCGTTTCTTTATCCATCCTCACCCGGAGCATATAGTCTTTCGGGTTCTCGGACAGCGGCCTGCCCTTTGTTGCAACCACCATGTTCACTTCCTTTCTTGTTGCTACGTTTAATATATACTGTTGCTACAAGAAAGTCAAGAGGTTTTCAGAAAAAATTTTACATATCCTGTGTGGCTATCAGCCAATTTTCAATGAGGTCTCGCAGAAGCTCCTGCGTTGTGCAGCCCTCACGTGCCCTGATTTGGGCGAACTTTCCATACACATCATCCGGCAGACGAACCGTAAGCTTGTTCTTGAGAGTGCGGTTATCTGCCTTTTTCTTTACCGGGGGAGCAGTGCCGCCGAAGCGGTCGACCAACATACGGTCGAGAGATGGAAGCAGGCACAAGCCGCTTTTGTCGGGGTTCTCAACGAAGCTCTGATGCACCTTGGAGTAACCGGGGGCAATCTCTTTGACGGCCTTTATCATGTCCTTTGCTGCTATGCCGGTATCGGCACGGAATTTCTTATAGTCCATTATTCTCCTTCCTGTATGTTATCCGGTAATAGTCGGTATAAAGGAACTTCCCGCAGACGGAGCATTTATGCTTGTCATTCGGGGCTGGGTTCTGCTGCTCCCTCAAGCCGATGTTGTTTTTGATTGCCTCGCGGCAGTTGTAACAGAGATATGCGTATTTCGTCATATTAGTTCTCCTGAAGGTATTCACGGTAGTTTCGATATCCGTCAAGCTCGGATGCGTACTTACAGGGCTTTTTGACATCGCACTTAGGCCTGTCCTTGCAGTCAGCACAGCCGTACTTGACATAGCGGGAGCGCCACACTTCGGCTATCATCTGCATCTTGATTCTCTGAGCATCTACCTGAGCATTATGAGGGCATGACATCGCATATTTCCCGGCACGGAGATTATTCCCGGCGATGATGTCTATTTGACCGCATTCACACCGGCACTTCCAGTGCGCATTTCTGCGGGGGAGACACGCCCGGCCTATTACCGTATACGGGCCATACGTTTTCCCTGTCTCGTCAACAAGGGTACTCATTTTCCGGTGCTCCTATCAGCGGCCAGTCGAGCCAAAGCCGCCGTCTCCGCGTTCGGTGCTGTCGAGGCATTCTACAAGCTCAAGCGCCGGTGTGAAGATTGGCATAATCACAAGCTGGCTGATCTTGTCGCCCTTGTTGACTTCATAAGCGTTCTGACCGTGGTTATAGAGCTTGACACAGATGCTCCCTGTATAACCGCTGTCTATAACACCCTCGCTGGTTATGTCGTGCTTGACGTTCAGCCCGGACTTGCTCTTGAGCATACCGACATAGCCCTCCGGTATCTCGATATGTACGCCGGTATCAATGACGGCGCTGCTGTACGGCGGGACATAGGCTCTTATAGGTGAGCGCAGATCATATCCCGCGTCAAGATCATGCGCACGTTCCGGCAGGTAGGCGCCGGGGTCGATTACAATTTTCATTCGTTTTACCTCACAAATATCTTTTTGCTTCTTTATGTGCTATGCGTACTTCGTTCTCGATGAGCGTGTGGGAGTAGCCTAATATCTCGGCTATCTCTCGGTATGTTTTGCCGTCGTAGCGATACCGCAAGATTTCTCGCTGCCTGTCGGTCAGGCTATCCCACCAAGCTTTACTGTCGCACCAGTCCACGTTTTTTGCCCCAGGCAGGACTTCTTCGAGCTCATACTCGTTACCGGACTTGTCGTGTATCGGTGTGCTGAGAGAGATCGTTTCCTGCGCTCTTTTCGTGCGCTTCGAGTTGCGCCATTCCTTGATTATGTCGCGACGTATGTAAGTGTACGCAAGAGTAGATAACTGCCACTTTCCCGGCTTGAAGTCTTGGCAAGCTCGCCATAATGCCATTCGCGCAGTCTGCAAAACATCTTCGTCGTTGGCAAGCGCCGGGAAGAACCGGAGCAGACATTTTCTTGCAAGCTTCTCATTCGCTATGTACAGTTCCTCAGGGGTTGGACTCATTGCAGTTCTTTTATTGCCGACACGATATAGTCTGTAGCGCTTTTAACAGCGTCCAATGCCCACTCGGCATTTTCGACCGTAGCGAATCTCGCTATTTGCATTTCGATCAGCGTTTCTCTTGATGGAATAAACACGTGAATTATGAACAGGATCACAGCGACGACAAAGAGAACAATCGCGACCCTTTGCACTTTGCCTCCGGCTTTGTATTCAGAACACCCCTTGCTGCACTCGTCGCAATCAAAAACTATATGCCTGCAAAACGCTACCACAATAAGGAAACCAACCGAAAAAACGAACAGCAGGATGGCGGCTGTGCGAATAAGCTGGCAGGCTCTGTCCGCAACGCTAAGCCAGTAAAACCACATGGGATTGATAATGTATGTCATTCTTCTCGCCTTTCTCCTTCATCCAGTCGCTCTGCGTACGTTAACTCGTGTCTGTCCTCGTGCTTGCAGACATCCGAAGTGTCCGGCACGGGGCAGAAATCACAGCACATGGGGCAGTCTGCATTAGTGCAGATTTCATCCTGATTCCAACGACATTCATACGCTATCATTTCTGTTGTCATCCTTTCTCGGGCTGAGTTCCCAACCAAGGAAACCGCTTTCTTTAGTCACATAAAGTTCGTACTTTTTCAGCGTCTCGTTGACTTTATCAGTACAGCAACAGTCATCTGCGGCGCACTCGCGATTTTCTCTGTCCCAATGCTCACAATCAGGACAGAGAAAGTGAAAGCAGAAATCCTGGCATGCCTCCTGAAAATCGTCAGCCGTCATCCCGCTATCATCCGGATCAACGTATCCCCAAAGTTCGTTAGCGAGGAAGTCGCACTTTTCATGTGAAAACCAGTCATAAATATGTCCCGCATATTTAAGCACATCATATCTGTACTTTTCTCCCGGCTCTATGTACTGGTTACAAAAGGAACACACATGGCGCTTTCGGGCTTTTCTCCACTGAGATTTCAATATATCAGGCATTGGTGTCACCTCCGTCCATTCTCGCGCCGCAGTTGGGGCAGTATTTCATCTGTGCAGCAAATCCAATTTCGCAAGCAGAGCAGTACCAAATATTCCCCGCGGCCTGACTGTGGAACGGAACCCATCGGCCATTGGCGTTCTCCTTGTCCTCGAACTGTTTGAGGTGCTCGCGCAGTTCCGCGCATACCCATGCCGCCTGATAGAGAAGCGCTAAAATGCCCTCTATGCTGTCAGTTCCATCAAATAGCCACTCCGCCATTCTAAATGAAATATCACCATCAGACATAGTTTTCGGCGGCACAACGGGTTCCGTATACTGCTCCATAAGCTCCCGCGTTAAGTCAGTCAGGCTTATGTCCGCACCATTCTCTCCGTATCCACGCACCCACGTTTCCTTGTCTTTGACGTAGAACAGATTCAGCGACTGTTCTAAATTGCCTTGTGGAGTATTTGTCGTAAGTCTCATGTTGTTTTCCTTTCTCCGTGCGAACAAAAATCATTTGGTTCAACGTCAGCATATTGAAAATAACCATTACAAACAAACCCATGGCAACCTTCTTCGTTATAGTAGTATGCATATTTACAGTCTTTACACCTAACTACAGGGACGGCGTCAATCGTAGGCGCGGTATTAACAAGCGTTGCCGCAAGAACCTTTACGCTTCGAATTGCCGTGCTTTCTTTTACACGCTTTTTCAATGCATCAGCATCAATCGGTCGCATAGTCACTGCCTCCGTTCTTTCCCTCACCATAAGAACAAAAATCATCAAGCTCCATACCAACACCAAGTCTGCAACAAATTATGTATTTATTGTCATCTGACATAATGCCACTCGTACAGTTCTCACATCGCACTACCGGGGCCACGTCGGCGGCGGGGGCATCTTTTATTGCTTCCGCAGGGATAATGAGACGGTAATTATTGTCGTATTCTGCGCGCTCCAATAATGTTTCCCGCTCGAAGTATTCAGCCATTGTCAGCCCTCCATTCCCAGTTGCTGCCGTTCATGCAGCGGGAGCAAGGTTCTTTCATTAAATCACTCATCGCATGCTTGCAAATGGGACATCCATCGAGAACGGCGCCGCGCATCACTTCTGTTAAAGTCTCTACCGCAGCGTCCCGCTCCTTGCGCAGTTTCTCTACCTCATACGCTACCGGCGCGCTGCGTATGATCTTCTTCAGCACACTCTTCGTGCTTGGGGTTATCCTCGGCGCGGCGTCTATAGCCCGCTCTAATGCTTTGGCTTCGTAGTATATCGGCATGGTCAATCCTCCTTCTCAAATTACATATTGTCTCCGTTCATTATCGTGAATTTTTCTTAAAAGGAGATAACCTCGCGCTCTCCTTCCTCCGGGGGAATAATCTTAAATGTCAGTGAAACCTCTTTGCTATCGAGTTTGCAGTTTGATAGGTAGACCTTATGGGTGAAGAACCACGGAATCCCGTGCCACTTAAAATCGGTCACAAGCAAGAAAGGCTCACCCTCGGTTGGAATGTCAGATAGATTCAAAATGGGGAGCTCGCGAGTTTTTACGCATTTAATTTCATAGTTAAGGTTCATCGTCTACCCCCTCGCTCACGCCCGAGTTCGCCCGCATCTCCGCGGCTACGTAGAGCTGGAACATTCGGCGCAGTTCTCCACGCAGAATGTTGTTCTCGGTCTGCTTGCAGGCAAGCAAATGTTTAAGTCCCTCGGCATGCTCTTCTGCTTCGTCCTCCCTCTTATCGTTCTCTCTTGCCAGCTCTACCAGATTCTCAATGGTAGATGCGGCCTCGGTGCACAGCGCGCCGCACGCTTGTTCAGGCGTCAGGCACCCGTCGCACTCTCCCCTGCCGCAGACGCGTAGGGCTTTAATGATCTCTTCGTATGTCATGTTTCTCCTCCGTTTCCCAGCATAAGCTGTCCGCTGGAATATGCTTCGTATAATGTCGTGCCGGTGCGATCCACCATGTAGGGGAGAAAGCACTGCGCAGCGTCGACAGTGCAGCTCTCCATGAGCGCCACCTGCGCAAGCACCCAGTCCCTTACATTGCGCCACGCCGTGCGCGTGGCCTGCTCCTTGTCTGCTTTGATCTTCTGCCGGGCAAAGGCTTGCATCGTGCCCTCGACCGGTGCAGGAAGTTTGAATCCTATCTTGCCGCGCGGCCCCATCATTCCGAATGATACCGCCTGCGGCTCGCCGTTATCGTAGTCGACCATGATCTGCAGCGCGCCCGCTCTCGCAAGCGCTGCCTGTATTTCTCCGAGCGACACATACGCATCCACGCCGGATGTGTAGTTCTTTATTCCCATCGTGTCAGTTCCTCCTTTAGCGCTTTGAATATTGGGTACGCCTGCTGCGGAACAACAGCGTTGCCTAAGCATTTAAGTCTGTCCACCCGATTGGGAAGCCCATTAACCACTCTACCCACGCCGGGTTCAGCTGCCCAGCAACGTCCGTCCGCAAGCTCCTGTGATTCCCACCGCCCGTGCTGCCCTGGCTGTCCGCCGCGCATGGTGTAGTGTATAGCTTCACAGCATTCGCCAGCTGACCCACGTGGTGGATGTTCCCCGGTGTCTTTGGCTGCGTCAGATGTTCCAGGCTGTCCATCGTGTTCGGCGTAGCCCACAAAGAAGACCCGGCTTCGTCTGTGCCACGCTCCGACAGCCGCAGCTTCATAATTGAACACGACGACGTTATAGCCAGCGCGCTCCAAATCCTTGACCACCTGCCCGGCGGCAATCTTGATGATTCCAGGTACGTTCTCACCGACGACGCAATGCGGGCGCAGCTCTCGGATAACTCGGAGCATCTCAGGCCAGAGGTAACGGTCGTCCCCTTTGCCTTTTTGCTTACCAGCCACACTGAATGGCTGGCATGGGAATCCGCCAGAAATAACGTCAACTGTTCGTAATCCTGTTCGCTCATAAAAGCTCTCCTTTGTCAAGCTTCGGATGTCTCGCCACCGCGGCACATCCGGCCAGCGCTTTTCTAAGACTTTGGTCTGATAGTCCGCCCATTCGCACTGGCCTACGGTGGTGAATCCTGCCCACTCGGCAGCGAGGTCAAGCCCCCCTATACCGGTGAATAAGGATAGGTGGGTGAGCCGGTCGCTCATACGATCTCGCCCGTCTCCGGGTCTGCTGTCTTGCAACGATTCAGACGCTTTGCAATCATCTTGCCGAGCAAGCCCGCCTGACTGGTTACTATCTTCTCGTTCATTTTCTTCTCCTTTTCAAAGTCGCCTTTTGGCGTATTCGGCCATGAGCAGAGCCTCTGCCATGCCGTCGTTATCTTTTCTGCATCTTTCTGTCGGCAGCAGCGACACTCCGGGGAAAAGCCGCTTGCACACCATGATCGAGCTGTTTTTGTCTCCGGTAATGGAAAATTCCTTTTTCCACTTCTGAGGCTGTACGAGCTCGTAGGATATGCCCATTGCCTCAAGCACTCCCTGTACCCATCCAAAGGTCTGTCCGAAGTTAAACATACTCGTAACGCCCTGTCCGGGCATTGCGTGAACGTGCTCAAGGCAGCACACCGAATCAGGCGGGACGCGGGACAGAAGTTCTATATACCTGCTCTTCTCATAGGGGGCAACGGTTATGCCGCCGTCGCGGATCACTGCAAGCCCGCCTTTTGCACCGGGGTCTATACCTATGTATGTCAATAAGTCATCTCCTTTTGGCACTTAGGAAACCTATATTCATCTGCCCGCGGCTGGTATAAAGTCGAAGTACCGACGCCACAGTTGCCGGGATAGCTGCGCTGCGTGCATATTCCAGAACTGCGTCCAGCGTGTCACCGGCTCTTCGCTCTGCGCCTTTGTCTCTCAGCATATCGAGCCACTCTTCATAAGCTTCCTCAATTTCTCTTTTTGGAAATAAATCATCAGCGCCGCCCGCGTAGGGCGTAGTTTCCTTTGATTTACTTTCTTTTAATTTAGTTTTATTTAGTTTAGTTTCTTTTAGGGAATAAATCCCAGATTTATCGGTGTTCTCCCCAGATTTATCGGTGTTCTCCCCAGAATTATTTTCAGAAAGGCGCACTTTAACAAACCCTGCGGTTTCGTCTTTTGACAAAATCCAGAGCCGCCCGTCAACTTCAATATCTCGCTTGAGCCCTTTCATGCTCGTTTGGTATTGAAGCTGTATTCCGTGGGAAGACAGAACCTTCACCGTGTCAAACAGTGTGCGGTCAAGCAGTGACTTGCTTAACAGGTAGTTAACCATCAACCCTATTTTCTCAGGGGTGCATCCTATGTCTTCGGCCGCATCCTCAGCGAAGTCTTCCGTATACTCCGCATAGTAGCCGTTGCGATAGGCCATGCAAAGAATGTAAATGTACAGCATCGGGCCATCCGCCCCGAACTTGGAGCGGAGGCGCCGGATGCTTTTATCTTCAAAAATACCGACATCAAGGGGGAAATACCGCAGCCCGCTATTAAGCCGCCTCCCCATGGCGATTACTCAACCAGAGGGACAAGATGACCCAGATACGCTATCGTGATCTCCTCGGCTGAATGATAACGGCGGGAGCCGTGGCACGGCCTGCCGTTTCGGTCAGTCTCATAGCCGTCTTTGAAGTAATAAACCTTGCCTTTGTTTGGGTAGTCTGTCAACGTAAGATCCTTTACGCGCACCATCTTCCCGGTGAACCATTCTTCTTTCTTCGGCTCGTTCCCCAGCAGACGGTCAAAGGCGAGCTGCGCTCCGGTAGCGAAAACAAACTTATCGTCTTTTGAACACGTGGCCTTTGCCTCTTCAAGTACCTTTTTGCCCTCATAGAGACGGGCAAGAACAGTGTTGCCATCGGTTGTGATGACGATCTTGAAGTTGTCGGCAAGGCCTTCGATCCAATCGTCACCCCAAAACCATCCCGCCCCGGGTCGGAGTTCCCCGACATCTTCGAGCATATGATACGTACTGTAGCCGACGGACTCAATAGTCATTACTCTTCCCGCCCACTTACGCATCTTAGGATGGAGGCAAGTGCCCGAACTGGTTCTGTCCGCGAGCTCCGTTTTGATTCTGACACGATCTCCGACTTTGTATTTCATTTGTGCTCCTTTCTTACAGCGGCAGTTCGTCGCTGACACCCATACCGGCAAAGGGGTTATCCCCGTAGTCGCCGGTATATTCCTCATAGTTCATGCACTTCTCGACTTTGGCGTTCACATTGACCTCGGAAATCCATTCGCCGCGATATTCGCGCTTTGACAGTTTCACGGATTCGACTTCCACGATCCTGAATGTGCCGCCCTCTTCAACGCCAGTCTGCCCGCCCTGCGGCCAGATGTTCATATAGTCGCGGCCATTCTTGATTTTGAGCAGTTCCCAAGCGCCGTTAGTGCCCTCACCTTTACGCACCATTGAGGCGGTATAGGTTTCGCCTTTTTTGATCTCAACCAAGATTTAATCCTCCAGTGTGATAATGACCTTTTCAGGGGCGGGGACTTCTTCGTAGCCGTTGACGTCCTGCATCTCCTCGACAGTGGGTATGCCCTCAAGCTTTTCGGGGCAGAACGTACCGGCGAAGAACGAAGCTGCACGGTACTTGAACATCACGTCCGGCATGGTTTTCCATTTTGAACCGGACTTGTCAAGCCATCCCTCGGCCTTGACCATATCCCATGTGACTTCGGGGCCGACACAGAGTTTGCCGGTCGAAAGCCTTGTAGCCTGGGCATAGCAGCCCTTTTCTGTGGTGATGAACTCCAACGGAGAGAACAGCCCACACGAATTTATGATGCTGATACAGAACTTGCCGCTCCATGCGGGCTTTCCCTTGACTATGTACAGATGCTTCATAACGAGCAGCGGGGGAAAGCTCATGCGGTTTGCAAGGTCAAGAGCGATAAGACAGTTTGCCGGTTTGTTCTTGTATGTCTGCTCCGGAACAAGGTCTGACGTCGCGAGCATTTTTGCCATCTTGATCCCCTGCGACATCATCTTTGTGTCGTTCCAGATCGTGGGCACTTGCCCGGCGGGCGCTGTGAGCGCGGTAGATTCCTGCTCCTGCTGCGGAGCTTCTTTTACTTCATCCACGGTGCTACCCCCACAGCGGAGAACTCTTTTACTTCGCCCTCTGCACCAAACCCTACAAGCGCAGTGCGCGTCAGCAGATCGAACGCGACCATTTCGGGGGTACCGGCGTTGACAAGAGCCGATTTTACCGCGCTGACAATTCCGGCAGTATCAGTCAAGAGCTCACGTACAGAACCCTCAGCGCGAATTTCACCGTTTTTAGCTGTTATCATTTGCACTATCCTTTCTTTTACGTTTTTTCTTCTTCAATGCCAGATGTAGGGCGAGGCAGGCGTCGGCCAGTTTGTCGTCTATATCCAGATTGAACAGCTTGTACGTACCGTCTTTTTTAAGCTGGAGTATGAGTATCTGCTCGACCGGCATATCCTCGGGCAGCGCACGACGGTACAGGTTTTGCGCCGCGGTATATAAATGCCGGTGTGCCGGGTCAATGCTGGAAGTGGTTTTGAAGTCAAGGAGCGTCGGTATACCGTCGACGGTGCCGTACCGGTCGAGTGTACCGGCATAGAGCTTGTCCGGGTGACAGACCGCATACTCTATCTTTTTCCACTCCGTGGGATGGTCTTTACGGAACGCAAGGTAAGCTTTGATATAGGGTACGATATCCTCAGCGGCTTCGACCTCGCTGTACTTGTCGAGCACTTCAAGCGCCTTGTGTACTGCCGTGCCGCGCTCTGCGGCGTTGTCGAGCTGGAATTGGGTGATATCTCCGTATATCTCGCGGGACATGAAACGTGTGACTTCTGATACGCTGGGGACGGGTTCACCGTCGACCTCATAGGTGTGCGACTGATCGAAGAAAACCAGATTTGCCATGCCGTCACCCCGTGTACCGATAAGCGATACCGAACGCCTCGGCAAAGAGCTGTGGGTTAGTCTCCAAGCAGTCTTTCATATACTCGGCGAAGCACTCGCCGCACATATCGCCGTCGTCGGTGGTGTAGATGTAATCGCCGATATCCTCGCCGCATTTGGGGCACACGCACTGTGTACCGGACGGATAACCGGTGCAGAGCGCCTCACGGATGTCCGGCGCGTCGTCTATCTGGCTCATGGTTTACCTCCTGCGGACGGTAGTCCCGTCCGGCATGGTGAAATACTGAGCATCCATCGCGGCCGGTGCCGGTTCGTAGCGCTTGCCGTCAAGCTTGCGAACCTTGTCCATGTCCGCCCAGCCGTAAGACTGCGCGATCTCGCGTATCTCATTGGCGCGCTCTGTGATGATGTCGAGATAGACGATCACGGCAACCAGCACCAACGCGAGAGCGCCGACGATCAGGACACTTAATGTCTCTATGCTCATTTCCCGGCCTCCTGCCATGCTCTTTCACTCGCCGCGCTGCGCTCCTCCAGCTCAAGCACTCCCTGACGGAAGAGCACACCGAAGAAGTAGAACACCCCAGCAGTGACCGTCAGCCAGCCTAATACACTATCCATTACTTTCTTCTCCTTTTCTCAGCGCTCCGGTATAGGAAATCCTCGGCGCTTGAATAATTGTGGTTTCGCAGATGCTCTCTTTTAGCTGCGTTCTCGCGCTCCTGCGCTTTGCCCGCCGGGCAGTCTGCATGACAACCGATGCGGCGCAGCTCACAGTTTTTGCATGGGCTCATATCGCAGCCCTGATTTTTTCTTTCTCAATGCCGAGAGCCTTTGCGAGATTGAATATGTCGCAGAGCTTCCAATTGACGGTATTCGTGTCCAGCAGCCTTGAAAACGTGGCGCTGCTGCATCCGAGATACTTTGCCATATCGGCATTAGTCAATTTAAGAGCTCGCTTGCGTTCAAGGAACAGCCCCATAACATCATCTGCCGGGGGCTCGCCGAGTTTTACGCGGGGCATTGCGGTCTCTCCTTTCATTCAACCTGAATGTGGTCTGTTTCTTTCCGGCACTTGTAGCAGTACATTGTCTTTACATGGCCGGGGTGCGTCTGACCGCGCCATTTCGTAGCGGGTGAACGGCAACCACAGGCGGAGCATTCAAAGATGCGCTTCTGCGGTATGACCGACGCCGGATGTCTACGCATGGGGGTCAAGCAGATCGTCGACTTTGCATCCGTAGAGTTCTGCAAGTCTGGCGATGGTCTCAAGCCGGGGCAACCACTTGCCCTTTTCCCAACCGCAAACCGTTGTATGCGAGATACCAAACGTAGCGGCTACTTCTTCTTGAGAATACCCGGCGGCTTTACGTTTTGCCTTGAACGCAGCCGCTTGCCGGGTGGAAACGGCTGATCCTGTCTTAGCGGTTCTGTTGCTCATGCTCCTCCTTTCTCGTAATTGTGAGATTTATTATTGACACATGAGCCGGGACGTGATAATTTGAAAGTGCCACCAATCAAATAGCACATCCCACGGCTCATGCTTGCCCCGGTTCGCCGGGGCGGGGATGTGTCAGCGGGGGAAGTCTATCCGCTGACCTATGCAAACACTGCCGGGAGACATCGCGGTTACGCCTTAATGAGATAAACGGCTATTCTTATTAAGGAGGTAACGGGATGTTCAAGATATTCAACCTTAACCGTCCTATGGCACGTCTCAGATACTGTCATGGACACTGGGTTGTAAAGCTGAACCGCACTGCTAAAGAGCTGTTCAGTTGAACCGGACGGAGCGGCGCAAGCCGCTCTGTCTCCCGGCGGTGCTTGGGGCCGTCCTCGGTAATCAGTTATCCCGACCGTTCGCGGTCTTGAAAGGGGGTGAAGCCATTCGCTATGGGTGAAGTTTTTATAACTGCGCTTATCAGTGGCGGCTTCCGATTCCCCCGTGCCCGTTGGCTGGGACACCAACAGCTGCAATATGCGTGGATATACGGAACCACGACCGTAAATGACGGCACATGGTGAAGAAGGGCGGTAGCTCGCCCGCTGTCGCGTCAGACACCAAGGCACGATAGCTGCAACCGCATACGGGCGAAATAGTGGAGGGGTTCGCCGCTTTAGCTACAAGGCGTCGAACTTCTCCCGACCACCGAGGACGATTAGATTATATCTCACAAATATGCGTGTTTCAAGTTCTAAATCGTGATTTCTCGCGATTTAGAAGAATAAACAAAAGCACAGGTCTAAAACTGTGCAAATTTATAGGAGGAAACTGATGTGGATACCGCCATAATTATTTTTTTCGTCTCGATTCCCATACTAACAATTATCTCTGCAATACATGGCTGGGTGGAGGGCAAAAGTAAAGCTAAGAAAGTGGAAGAGGCTATATCTCAGTCGGTGAATAATATCCAAAATGCAATCTTAAACGTAAAAAACTCCGAATCCCAGGCGCAACCCTGGCTCGCAAATTATATTTCAGAATTTCAATATGCCGCAGATATGGAAACAGCTAAAATCTTGGGAACAAAAAAGCACCCTGCGTACAAAGCGGCTGATGAAGTAAGAAGAATAGCATTGGAAAAACGAGAGTTGAATAAAAAATGCAAGATGTACGAATATCAACTCGGATTCTTGGAGACAATGTTTTCTTGGCTACCCACATTTGAAGAAATGCCCCCAGCAATAGCGGCTCTCAGCACGTATGACGGAGATGACGAGTACGACAAGGTAAGGACTCTTCTTTCCCCTGAAGAATATGCTAAGCTTTCAAGCGCACAAAAAAGCGACTTGGCTTTAAAAAGATGGAAATCGCGAAAGCGCACCGAGTGGGAGGCCGGGCGCGACTACGAGCGTTACATCGGATACAAGTTTGAATGTAATGGGTATGATGTTGAATATGTTGGGGCACTTAACGGGAAAGAGGACAGAGGGATAGACCTAATTGCCAAGAAGGGTAACCACATAGAAATAATACAATGCAAAAGATATTCAGCGGTGAAAAATAAATTTGTTCATGAGAATACCGTTGCGCAGCTTTTCGGAGTAACCGCAGTATATAATATGGAAAATCCTAATGAGCACGCGCAAGCCACTATATATACTTCTTCCGAACTCTCGATTGAAGCAAAGAGATTTGCCAACTATCTGCATATTGATGTAGTAGAAAATGAAAAACTGAAAGATTACCCGATTATAAAATGCAATAACAGCAAAGGCGGCGAAAAAATATATCACTTACCTTTTGACCAACAGTACGACAAAATAAAAATCAACAAAAAAGGAACAGCAATGTATGTAGCAACTGCCGCAGAAGCGGAAAAGCTTGGTTACAGACGGGCTTATAAATGGAAAGGAAATTGATGAACACAACACTTGAAAGAATAGTATCTCTTATGCCGCACGACAAGAACGGCAATATAGAGCATGGAGCACGCAAGGTTTTCGCAGAAAGTATAGGATTGAGAAGCGGAAATCTTATTTCAGACTGGATGAATGGTCGGTCAAGTTCCTACAAGAACTACGTGTATGAAATTGCGCTAAAATACGATGTCTCCGTAGATTGGCTGCTTGGCAACAGCGACGAAAAAAAGAAGCCCACCACCGAAAACGGTGATGGGCTGGATGCAAAGCGGCGCAGGGCGCTAAATCTTATTGAGGCAATGAACGACGAACAGTTGGACGCGCTATTGAAACTGCTTGGACGTTAAGTACACGCTGTGCATAGTCGATGATTAAATCGAGTTCTGCGTCTGACGCTTGGAACACGAGCATTGTTGCACGCTGTCTGAGCTGCGAAGTCGGAGGGGGCTTATCATGCCCGCCGAGCCTTGGGGTACATATCATTTCAAACGACCTTTCCGCGTGATGCGCCGCATTATCTCTTTAGCAATATTTTTATTACCCTATATATATATATATATATATTACTGCTGTTGTTATGAAAAAGCAAGGCGAAACTCACATTTCTATGCATTATGACGAACTGAATAAGAAAGAATTTAGCGGTATCTTAACATGAAATGTAAAATTTGCAAGAGGGACATTCCCGACAACTCAATATTTTGCTGTTGGTGCGGCGAAAAGCAGCTCCGAGAACGGAAGAAGAAGGACGAAATAAAAGTCCCCAAACCCCGGCAGCTCAAGTCCGGCAAGTGGAACATCGAGCTGAAAGCCGAGGGATGGAGCACAACAGAGGACACGCCCGAAGAGTGCATCATTAAGGCCAAAGCGATCCGCGCCGGTTTCCTTGAGGCGAGGAAAAAGCCAGAGGACATAACTGTTGCTGACGCGATCACCAAATATATCACCCAACACTCAAGCGAACTCAAAGCGCGGAGCAAAGAACAGTACGAATACATCCGCGACAAGCGGTTTGAAAGCCTTATGCAGTTGCGCTTGAGCGCAGTTACGGAAGAAAAGCTGAACGAGGCAAAGCAAAAAGAGCTTGCGAAAAAATCCCGCAAGGGCGGTACGCTGTCGCCCAAAACAGTAAACGACGCTCTGAACCTTGTAATTACTGTTGTGAACACATATTCTAACGGTGCGCCAAGGGTGACAGTTAAGAAAGCCGAGGTACAGCGAAAATTCAAGACGATCTTGCCGCCGGAAGAAATATTTCCTGCGATAGTCGGAACAGATATAGAATTGCCGTGCCTGCTGGCTATGTGGCTCTCTCTGTCCATTTCCGAAATACGCGGATTAACGAAGTCGAAGTCGGTAAGAAACGGTCAACTGTACATTGTCGAAACAGTTGTTGATGTAAAAGGCAAGCCCGTAAGAAAAGAGGGCGCAAAGGAAGAGGAGCGCCCGCGCGTTCTGGATATTCCCCCGTACATACAAGGCTTGATTAACAAGGTTAGCGGGGATGTTATAGAGCCGAGGACAAGCCGGGCAGTCAACGCGCGTTTTCATAAGTGCATGGAAAAGGCGGGACTCCCCCCAATGAACTTCCATTCTCTTCGGCACGTTAACGCATCACTCATGGCAGACCTCAATATTCCTACCCCAGTAGCGCAGGAGCGCGGCGGTTGGAAAACAGACTACACCATGAAACAGACATATACACACGCATTTACCGCCAGCCGAAAAGAGGCGGACAAGAGGGTCGACGAACGCTTCATGCAGCTTATAAGCAAGAAAATTACGAACGAAAATACGAATAAGAAAAAAGAACCCTGATTTTTCAGTGTGTTTGTGTTCTTTGTCACAAGTTCGAGTCTTGTATCGTCCACCATCTAACCAGAAATCCCGTAGTCATTGAGACTACGGGATTTTCTTTATATTTCAATGGTTTGTGGGATTTTGACGCTATCGAAATCACGATACATTTATCTCATTTCTGATAGTTCTGTCGGGCTTTTAAGGTGCAATTTTACGAACGGATTTACGAACGCGCAACTATGCTGTGATAGTACGCCGAAAGTTTTTCTTTCGGATCGGGGCCGTCCTTATCGAACAGAAATTCTTTCGCCAGCTCTCCGAAAAATTCCGGAGTAGCTACGCCGAATTTCATGGCGGTGTTGTAGTAGTCCGAGAACATCATGTTCATGGCGGCATTCCAACACCATTCGGATATGTGCTCGAACTTCACGCCGAGTGCGGCGGCAACAGCGTTAGTTTGGTCGAGCGTCCAGTGCCCGCCGGTCGTTCCGTCATCGTTCTGCATCTTGGCGTACCAGTGCATGACATCTTCATGTGTCAGAGCTTCGGTATGATATCCGCAGTGCTCCAGATGCTCGACAGCGTCCAAGCATTCAATCATGCTTTTGACAGCCTCAGCGGAGCGCTCAGAGACGGGCAACTCCATAAATTCGGCTAATCCCTTTTCAAGACGCGCTTTGTAGTCTGTGATATACTCTTTATTCATGTGTTTAACCTCTCAGAATCGCCCACAATCAACTTTGCATGATGTGGGTATATAAACTGTCTACATCCTGCTCCGTAAACGTCAGAGTGCCTACAACGGGCAACGTGATAGGTGCGGAGCATTTCGCCGCTATCGGCTTCAAGTGCTGGTACACCTTGTCGATATCAACGTTACCGGCTTCGTCGATAAGATTCAGCGCGGCAAAGGCTTTGTTTTTGCTCAGCTTCCGGAGCAGTTCCGGAGCGTCCGAGACGTAAGCCGAAGCCGCAGCCGCAACCAGCCATTTATTTACGCCGGACATCTTTGCGATGATCTCTGTATCAAGATACCGGGCAACCCCGGCTTGGACTCTGTCTATACTGACCATGTTTCAAATCCTTTCATTACAGCAGGGGAGGCATGCGCCTCCCCCGGTTTGCTATGATTTAGGTAGTCGCGCCGGCGGCGGGCGTCACGATCTGAACCTTGACGTCACCCCAGCCGGGGCAGACGTTCCCGTTAGGAATGACGGTCTTAGTAAGACCCATGAGAGCCGCGACCTGAGACTGAAGCACGCTGACAGCGGCGTTGTTGACACCGTTGTAAACGAGCTGCTGTTTCTCAAAGTCGTTGAAGCGATCCTTCAGCGCTCCGACCTGGCCGTTGATGCTGTTGTACACGTCGACAAGCTTCTTATCAACGTCAGACTGCGCCTTGAGAATGGCGTTTTCCTGAACAAGCCCCAGCTCATAACGGCTGACGGGCTTGTCCTCGCTGCAACGTCCGCCTGCACCGAGAGCAGCGGCGAGAGCTGCGCCCGCGGCCATACCGGAAAGATCAGCCGCAGCGTTACCGCCGCCGAAGAGACCGCCAAGACCGCCATTGAAAAGGCCAGAGTTGAGAGCACCAAGCGCGGTGCCGATTATGCCGGTAGTAAGACCGGCGTCGCCAGTGGCTTTACTTGCGTATTCCATGTTTTCCTCCTGTCATCAAAATTTTGTTCGTCCGTAGCGCTCCGGACTTTCTGACAAGAGCGTACAAAAAAAGTGCGCCTGATAAAATCAATCAGACGCACAATATTTGAACAACTTTATTGCTTGAGTCTTTCATACCAAGGCTGACCAGACCAAGCGGAATATAATTTATCCATGCCGGAATCATACCAGTTTTGCAGGCCGTTCCGGGAGACGTCGAGGACTTCGGCGGCTTTTTCGCGCGTGAGGTCTTGACGACCGCAAAGCCTTACGGCGTCAGCTTCTCGCGCTGTTAAATTGGCTTGACTAATAGCCCCGTCAATCAGCCAAGGCGGAAACGGCGCTTGCAAAAATCTTTCAATGTCTCTGTTGCGCTGTGCATTATTCAACCGGCATCACCGCCCAGATAATAACAGACTTTTGCACAAAAAGCAAGTGAGCCGGAGTAGTACCGACTCACCTTTCCCATGATTTTTTCTCAATGTCTTTGATGTAATCAATGCCGGGGCGCTCTTTCTTCAACTCCTCGAAGCGCTTTATTGCCGTGTGTCTCTCCTTGCCGGGGAAAGTCTCTGTTGCCGTTTCAACCTTTGTTCCGTCCTCATACTCTGTGAAATGCCGGATGTAGTATGTTATGCCGTTGTAACCGTTGTAGCGCTCAAGTTTGACGCTGTCTTTACTCGGCATAGTGGCAAGCGCGTTGTATCTGGCGGCTAAATCCTGCCGGTACTCTATGAGCTGAGTAGTCAAGTGCTTGCACTCTGCAATTAACCGGGCGGCTTTGTCGTCATAGCTGCGCACATCGTCGAAGCTGGCGCAGGTGTCCGGGCGCTTCAACCATCCCCAGATTTTTATATCTGCTTCTTTGCTTGGATTACCGTAGCGGGTGAATAATTCGTCTATGTAACTCATGGTTTCCCTTTCTGCCCTCGTGACCTCCGGGGCGGGTCATGTATTATGCAGCGAAACAGTCAATGACGATCCAAACGGCGAGCCCGTCCGGGTTGTTGTCGTCTGCGCCCCATTTGATGATTGAACCAACCGCAAGCGGGGCAAAGGTTATGAGCGCTTCGCACTGTCCTGTGCGCTTATTCTTAATTATGCAATGAAACTTCATTTCTCAAATCTCCTTTCAATCGGTGGGGCGCGGCTTATGCTGCGCCCTCTATTTTTTTGAGCGCCTGCAAACGCTCTTCGCTACGCTTTGCGTACCAGCATTTTTTAACGCTGTGCCAGCGATACCCGGCAGCCTTGAGCGCGTCGCGCGTTTCCTGTGAGGGCTTAGAAGTGAAATAGACCTCGATACCGTCGAACTCGGCGTTAAACTCTACGCGAAGCGTTGCGAGCTCCGCCGGGGCTGTCTGGGGCTGATCCGCGTTAGCTTCTGCCGGTGCCGTGGTCTTGCTCTCAACCTTGGCGGGGCGCTTCTCTGCCCTCGGAGCGCGGGGAACGATCTTCACGCTGCCGGGGCTCTGCAGGCAGCCGAAATAATAAAAGTTGACGTCGAAATAATCTATCATACTATCACAATCGTCATAATTGAAGCTGTTCACATACTCGTCAACGGCCTTCACCGTGGCGCGGGTCTTGTCTGTCAGGCACTTGTAAAATGCGCCGTACTTGCTCCAAATTCTTTCAAATTCGGCTTTCTCCTCGGCCTTGTTCCAGTTGTTGAGGGTCCACACGCTGTTGCGGGTGGCCTTACGCCAGCACTCGGAAATGTCGTCGTCCGTCATTTCCTCATAGGTCTTGAAGATCTCCGCGGGGGCTTCTTTCATGTCAACGTGCAGTTCCTGACACATGGAAGCGTAGGCCGTGCGGACGCTGAAACGGTAGTCCGGAAAAAATTCCTTGATGTACGCGCGGACGAGCTGCGCGATCTCCTTTAAGCTGCGCCCGGCTTCGTACCGCTCGCCCTTCCAGCCGTTCGCGGTGTAAAACTCGCTGCGGGTGCTCTGGGCGGTTTCGGCGCTCTGCGCGGCTGTCTTGGCCTTGAGCACGGGAAACATCATGTCATATTCGTTGTTGATTTCTTTCATGGTCTCGACGTCTCCGCCGCGGTCGGGGTGGTGGATCATGGCCAGCCGTCTAAATTCCTTCTTGAGATCGTCAAGGGTCTTAATGTTGGTGAAGTATTTCATGTTCTTATCTCCTTATCTCTGAGCCTGTCGGCCTCGGTCGATGTGCCTTTATGATAACCGTTAACGGTTAGAAAGTCAAGCTCAAATTTGTACAAACGTTAACGGTTATTTTTGTGCAGTTTATACGTTTACGGTTACGGCCTTGCGTGGTATACTCTTTCCGAGGTGATGTAATGGCTGTTACTGAAGCTCATAAGAGAGCAAGTAAAAAATGGAACGATAGCCGCGACAATATCATGTTACGGCCAGACAAGACCGAAGGCCAGCAGATCAGGCAAGCAGCCGCCGAGGCCGGGCAGAGTGTACAAGCGTTTGTTTTGAGCTGTTGCCGGGAATATATGAAAAGGGGGTGAAACAATGCCAACCGAAAAGGAAATGAAAGAAGCGCGTAAAGCTGTAGCGTTCGACTTGTTTAATATCCTTGACCAGAAGCCCGAACAGGAGACATACACGGCAGAGGAAATTAAAAAGCTTATAACCGTATACGTTCTTACAGCAAATCAGGACTAAACAACAGTATTTAGACGGGGAGAAATTCCCCGTCTTTTTTTATGCCCTTTTTCGATGACTTGAAATCTCTTTAAATCTTTTTAATACTCTGTTTAACTCGCAGATTCTCCCATTCCCTTTAATTCTCTGCGTTCGTTCTCTATACTCGTAGTATATATAATAACTATACGTATTCTTCCTGGCCTCAGTCCCTTAGTATTATAATATCTCCTATAGCTATAAAGGCGTTACCGCAAATCCCCGTATATATTATAATATCCCTTATATCTATGGCTTAAAGTTATATATTCTATGGCTTCTCTTCGCGCGCGCAGGTTTCTGGGATTCTATTCACTACGGCCAAGGTCAGAGCTATTGACAACAGATAGTATACCGTGTTATCCTTGCGCCGGTAGTTAGAAGTCCGTGAAGTTCGCTCAATACATATTATGCGAACCAAATTGATATACAAAGTAGCAAATGTGTATAGTTTTGGCTGCCATTCTGTGCAAGTGATTACATATCGTAGTCAATTAGCCGTCTCCGTCCCCGCCTGGGTGCAATTATCCCCGGCGCGGGTGGCCTGGGCGCTGCTCCTTGTGTAGCCGTTCCGGGGTTGATCCTCCCCCAACGGGGTAGCGGAAAAAGAGACGCACACCTGAATATATATATAATTACAATTTCCAGACACTTGAGACGACTTCCACAACTTGGGGGTACCGGAAAAACAAGGGGGCACGTATTTTGAGCAAGGCCAGAAAAAATATCAGAACCCCGCGGACAGCTTTGGTAGAAGATGGTTTACTTCTGTGCCCCAAATGCAGGAGACTGTTGGGAAAGGCGTATCTTGGTGGATCAGCAACGAAAATCGAGGTTGTTTGTGACAGCAAAGAGTGTCATTTCCCAGTAAGATTTGAGGTTTGATGTATGCCTCCGGTTGGGTATCTCCTTCCCGTGCCGGAGCTACAAAGGGGAGGTTCAGCCACGCCTCCCCGATATATTGCAGGGTAGAGCAGCGGCAAGCTCACTGGGCTCATAACCCAGACACGTCGGTTCGAGTCCGACTCCTGCAACCACAACGAAATATGCACGCGCCTTTGTGAGGGCATGACCCCGCGCGTCGGGAAAGGCCATGAGCCATAGTCCAGGGAACGAGTTCTTCTCTGGGTTATGGCTCGTTTTGCATTTTGGGGGAAACATGGCGAAAAAGCGGGCTGTAAAAACCAGCACGAAAAAAACAATAATGCTCGACTTTGGCGAGATCAGCGAACCGCAGCGGATGTTTATGAGCGCGTCATCGTTCTTTATCTGCTACGGCGGCGCAAAGGGTGGCGGCAAATCTCATGTCATGCGGCTTAAAGCTGTCGGGATGTGCCTGAGATATCCGGGAATACGAATCCTAATGATCCGCTGCCATTACCCCGAATTGGAAGAAAACCTCGTGCGGCCGATCCTCAAATGGGTGCCGCAGGAAATGTACGCCTATAACGGCACAAGCCATCTGATGACCTTCGACAATGGCTCAATCATCAAGTTCGGGCACTACGATGGCGACAGCGCAGAGAACGAGTACCAGGGCGTTGAGTATGACTGCATCTTCATTGACGAGGCGACGCAGATAACAGAGCGTGCTTTTCAGTATTTGCAAGGCTGTATTCGAGGTACAAACAATTTTCCGAAAAGGTTTTATCTGAGCTGCAACCCCGGCGGCGTCGGCCACAGATGGGTGAAGAGGCTCTTCATCGACCGGAAATATATTACCGACGACAAAGACCCCGAAAAGAACGAAAACCCTGACGATTATACGTTCATCCCGGCAACAGTTGATGATAACCCTTGGCTGATTAATTCCTCGCCGATGTATAAAAAGCAGCTCGCCCAGATGCCGGAAGATCAGGTTATGGCCTTCAGATACGGCGACTGGAACGCGCTGTCGGGCAGCTATTTCAAAAACTTCTCGCTGGCGACACACACTCTGCCGCCGTTTGCAATCCCGGCGCATTGGCCGAGATACCGCAGTTTCGACTACGGCTTTGATATGTTCGCTTGCTGCTGGTGGGCGGTCGACGAGGACGGGCGCAGCTGGTGTTATCGGTACTTTGAGCAAAAGGGGCTTGTAATCAAAGACGCGGCAAAAGCGATCGTTGACCATACGCCCCCCGGTGAGAATGTGCAGATCACCTATGCTCCGCCGGATATGTGGGCAAAGTCAAAGGACACCGGGCGCGAGATTGCCGAAGTGTTCCGCGAAAACGGTGTGCCGATCGTCAAGGCAAACAACAACCGCATTCAGGGGCACATGATCCTTAAGGACATGATGACGCCGGGCGAACTGAAAGACCCGTTTGTCAAGGAACTGTATTCAGAGGGAGCGCCGGACAAGCTGCCCATGCTCATGTTCTTTCGTGATGAGAGCGTGGCGCATTGCACAGACGACATCTGCGATATTCAGTCCGACGATGCAAACCCGAACGACTGCGCCAAGCAGCCGCACAGCATAACGCACAGCGTTGATGCTTGCAGGTATTACGCAATTTCCCGTGTCCTTGCCGCAGAGCAGGAGCAAGACGCAAAGGCGTTCTTCGATGACGAAGAAGAGTCCGAACAGGACTATGACGATTTCATGTGCGGCGGTGATATCTGCGATTCGTACATGAACTACTGAGAGGAGAAACCTACATGATATACGCAATTCTCGCATGGAATGTGATTCTTACGGCGTTCGCTGTGTGGGCGTTCATTAAAGCCAGAGAGCACAAAAACGATCAGCTTGCCAAGATGGCCAGCCTCGCGCTCGATTCCACCATCATAGGTAAGAAAATAAATGCCTATTCTGATGCACTCGCCATGACGCAGGATATCCAGCGCACTCACGCCGACAAGCTCGAAAAGCTCCGCAAGGAGTTTGACGATGTAATTGCTGACGACCTCAAAACCCGTGCCGATAGCGAGCGCCTTTTCACCGAGGGGCTGCGCGGGATTCTTGATTACGGCCAGCAGATACCGTCGCTGAACAAGGAGGCTATACGCCATGAGTGACGAAGGTCTCGGAGTATTCAACGGCAAGGACAGGCCGGATTTCGCTACGGCTTGGAACTTCTACGAAAAAGGCTTGCAGTTCAACAACTCCATAAACCTCGACGACACTGTCAAGAGCAACGAAAATTTTTATATCGGCAAGCAATGGGAGGGCGTTCAGGCAAACGGACTCCCCACACCTCAGTTCAACGTCATCAAGCGCGTTGTCGGCTTTACTACGGCGACGATAACCACGGACAACATCAAGGTCAATGCGACCCTGCTCAACAAAACGGCGCGTGCCGATGACTTTGTCGAGCCGGTACGCATCATCAACGACGAGTTTGAGTTTTTGACTGAGATGAATGACATCCCGGCGCTTATGCGAGAGTTCACCAGAAACGCCGCTGTCGACGGCGACGGCTGTATGTACACCTATTGGGATGAATCCATTGAGGCGGGCAACGGCGTCAAGGGCGGCATAAAGACTGAGATCGTGCCGAACACTCGCGTATTCTTCGGAAACCCCAATGACCGTGACGTGCAGTCTCAGCCGTACATTCAGATTTCAACCCGCGAGATCGTCCGCAGGGCAAAGCGCAGAGCAAAGGCAAATAAAATCGCCGATTGGCAGAACATCATTGCTGACTGTGACTCTGCCACGGCAACGGACAGCGTTAAGCGCACCGATGACAAAGTCACGACCATTTTGACCATGTGGCGCGACGAGGACACCGGCGAGATATGGGCTTATGAGAGCACGCAGAATTGCGACATCAAGAAGCCGTGGAACCTTGGCATAAAGCTCTATCCGATTTGCTGGCTGAGCTGGGACTACATACAGGACTGCTACCACGGGCAGGCCATGATAACCGGCCTTATCCCGAACCAGATTTTCATAAACAAGGCATTTGCAATGTCGATGCTGTCAATGATGCGCTCGGCTTGGCCGAAGTTCGTGTATGACGGAACGAGGATCAAGAATTGGGATAACCGCGTCGGCGGCGCCATCGGTGTTGCCGGAGGCGACATCAACAGCGTTGCAAAGGCAATAGACCCCGCGTCGATTTCCCCGCAGATCGCGCAGTTTATTGAGCTGGCAATTACCAAGACAGAAGAGAGCTTGGGCGCGACCTCCGTTGCTCTCGGCGACACAAGACCGGACAACACTTCGGCAATCATCGCCTTGCAGCGCGCAGCGGCTACACCGTCCGAAATGACCAAGCAGAATCTCTATCAGGCCATCGAAAGCCTGTTCCGCATTTACCTTGAGTTTATCGGTGAGAACTACGGCAAACGCACGGTGGATATGGAAACGCCGGATGAACTGCTACCGGTTTACACCGCGGTCAATCAGCCGCTGCCCGAGAAAATCCCTGTTGAGTTTGATTTCAAATTCATCAAGGAAAACCCGTGGCTGCTCAAGCTGGATGTCGGCGCAAGCTCCTATTACTCGGAGATCGCATCTATACAGACCCTTGAAAACGCGCTGATGAACGGGCACATGACGTTCCTGCAATTCCTCGAACGTATACCCGATGACTATATGCCGAAGCGCCGAGCGCTCATTGCGGAGCTTAAAGCACAGCAGGCCGCGCCTGCGCTGCCTCCGGCACAGCAGGCCGCGCAGGGCGGGGATGTTGTTCCGAATACGGAGCAGCCCATGAATTCAGATATCCCGACCGGCGGGGGATATGGGAATTTGCAGAGAGCGATCAATCAAGCCGGAAGCACTGAAGGAATGATTTAGGCCGGGACACCAACGGTTTAAACATATAAACAATCTTTTGAGCCGGGACACCAACGGCAGAAAGGAAGCACAATGGACGAGATCACCAACACCGCCGAGCTGGGCGACGCCGGTATAACCGAAGCCGACCTTGCGGCATTTGACACTGACTGGAACGAAACCGCGCCTGACGAGGACGATTTTGACCTCAGTGACGACACCTCCGACGCTGAATCTGATACCGAGGATGCAGCTGAATCCGAAGATACCGGCAGCAAGGAGGACACCACCACGGAGGAACCGGCAGAGCCGGAAACTCCGGAGAAAGAGGACGAGCAGACCGAAACCGAAGAGCAGCAGGAGGAAAAGGGACACCAACTTTACACTCTGAAAACTCCAAAGGGCGAGAAGCAGTGCTCTCTTGACGAAGTTCTTGTTTATGCAAACAAGGGCATGGACTACGACGGTATGCGTCAGGATCGCGACCGTCTGCGGGATTTCCTAAAGGAAATGGCCGCACCGCTGAATCTCAGCGTCGAGGAACTTATCGACAATACCCGCGCCCGGATGCTTATCCAGCAGAAAAAGGAAGCGGGCGAAGAGCTGAGCGAAATGGAAGCACTTACCATCATTCAGCGCAATAGAGCCGAAAAGCAGGCCGAAGAAAAGGCTGCGGATGAAAACGCCGCCAGCGAGGCCGCAAAGGCTCAGATGATACGGGCATTTGTCAACGAATTTCCCGATGTAAAGGCTACGGATATCCCCGCCGACGTTTGGGCGGAGTGCAGCCGTACCGGCGATCTCGCAGGGGCTTACCGCAAATATGCGGACGGTCTGAAAGACAGCGAGATCAAAAGACTCACGAAAGAGAACGAAACTCTCAAACAAAACCAGAAGAATAAGGACAGGAGTACCGGCCCGCGAAGGAGCGCCGGTGCAGCAACACCGAAAGACCCCTTCGATGAGGCATGGGATTCCTTCTGATATGGAGGATTTAATAAAAAATGGCAATCAACCTTGCTTCAAAGGCTTCCCCTAAAGTAGTAGAAAGATTCAAGGTCGGCTCTATGACCGAGGGTCTTTTCACCAACGATTACGAATGGTCGGGTGTCGCCACCGTTCGTGTATACAGTGTAGACACTCTTCCCCTGAATGACTACGACAAGACTAAGGTCGACGGCACTTCCCGTTTTGGCGCTCTCACCGAGGTCGGCGATACCATTCAGGAAATGACCGTTAAGGATGACAAGTCCTTCAACGGCATTATCGACAAGGGCAACAACACCGCTCAGCTCCAGATCAAGGCCGCGTCCAAGATTCTGAAGCGCGAGACCGATGAAGTCCTCATCCCCTACGTCGACAAGTACCGTCTCAAGGTTCTCGCCAACGGTGCCGCTCAGCTCACTCTGAACACCACTGCTCTTACCAAGAGCACCATCCTTGATACCATCTTTAAGGCCGGCGCAGCGATGAGCAACAGGCTTGTTCCCCTTGCCGGGCGCGTCGTGTACATAGGCGAAAATCTCGCAGTTGACCTCAAGCTTTCCGATCAGGTTGTCGGTCTTGAAAAGGCCGGTCAGGCCGCTGTTGTCAACGGTGTCTGCGGCACCATCGGCGGTATGCAGGTTCGCATCGTTCCCGATGTGTATCTGCCCGCCGGAGTAAACTTCATGATCGTCAAGAAGGGTGTTGCCTGCGCTCCTAAGAAGATCGAGACCTTCCGCGTGCTTGAAAATCAGTACATCGTCGACGGTCACATCGCACAGGGACGTATGCTTCACGACTGCTTCGTCCTCGGCTCCAAGGCTGACGGTATCTACGTCCACGCGAAGAGCGGCGCACTGACTGCACCGACCATCACCATCGCGAGCAATCAGGCTACCATCGCAAGCCCTTCGAGCGAGACCGGCACCACCATCAAGTACACCCTTGACGGTTCCGACCCCAAGACCAGCCCCACCGCCGCAACTTACAGTGACAAGGTCACTGTCACTGCCGGCGCCAAGGTCAGAGCATTTGCGTCCAAGGCCGGTTCTCTCAATTCCGGCATTGCCGAAGCAACCGCGTAATTCAACTTATAGGGCGTAGCGAAAAACTACGCCCTATCTTCAAACGGAGGACAATATGCCCGAATCAATTACTGTGGCGCTTATAACTGCGGCAGCAACACTCATAGGCGTACTTATCAGCAACAGCAAAGTGCAGGCAGTCTTCGAGACGAAGATTGAGGAGCTGACACGCGAAGTCAGGGAACACAACAACTTTGCGCGGCGTGTGCCTGTCGTGGAAGAGCAGATAAAGGTAATCAATCACAGAATAAGCGACCTCGAAGAGGCGCAAAAGTAGGAGGAAAATTATGGAATTTGGAATTGCAAATGTTGCCGCAATCACCGTTCTGGTGTATCTCATTGCGGCTGGAATTAAGGCAACCCCGCTGGACAACAAATGGCTTCCTGTCATTTGCGGTGTGGCCGGTATCATACTCGGCCTTGCAGCGCTGTATTTCGGTATGCCGGACTTCCCGGCACACGACCCGATCAACGCAGCCGCGATAGGCGCGGTATCTGGCCTTGCAGCCACAGGCATTAATCAGATCGGCAAGCAGCTTGCCAAGCCGGATTATACCGACGATACGGAGGATTATTAAATGAGTACCACCGCGCAGGAGGTATTCGAGACGGCTATGAACCTGATGGATGAAGTCAACGAATCCACAGGCGCAGCGGATACCTCCGACACCAAAGAGTATAAAAACAGAACGCTGGCTATATTGAACCTCCTGCGCGGTGAGTTATTCCCGTACTCGGACACTTACGAGGCCACAGAGGCGGGCAAAAGGCCTATCGCCGCGAAGATAACAGACTTCGTCACGCCGATAGGCCTTGACGACTATATATGCCAGTCTGTGATGCCGTACGGCTTGGCGGCTCACCTTCTCATGCAGGAAGACCCGTCGTCCGCAAACTTCTTCCAGCAGAGATATGACGAGCTCAAGTCTTTGCTTGCAAGGGGCATGCCCGCCGAGAGCGCAGACATTGAGGATATTTACGGGGTCTGCGGTGGGCTGAGTCCGTACAACGAATTCGGAATGTGGAGTTAAGAACATGGAAACAAGAGGCAGACCCCCGGAGTACAACACTCCGCAGAAGCTGCGTTTGGCAGTAGAGGGATATTTCAAGGACTGCGAAGAAGAGGGCGTTTTCCCGGACTTTGCAGGGATGAAACGCGCGCTGAAGCTCAGCAAGCGCGACATTGATGAAATGACCGATGAGAAGAACCCCGCCTGCGAGGATTACCGTTATATCTTCGAGTGCGCCCGCGATCAGCGCGAAAGCTGGCTTGCTCGCCGCATGGTTACAGAGCCCAAGGCCGCGAACGGCTGCATGAATGCTCTCAAGCAGGAGCAGAACGGCGGCTACATGGACAAGGCCGGGGACAAGACCACGCCGGTAGTAAAGGTCGAGATAAGCGGCGTGGGCGGTATGAGTGCATTTGATTGAGGAGTGACAGAGGTTGGCACGCATAAGCTCAGCGACAAATGAAAAAGTCTTTCAGCTGAAATCATTCCTCGGCTTGAACCAGAACCCTGACGGCGACACCAAACTCAAGCTCGGTGAAGCCGCAGATATGCGCAACTTCACCATCACACGCGATGGCAACTTGCAGCGCAGGGCTGGCACGCTTACCCTCAAGGGGCTTGCCAAGGAATATGCCCTCACCGACGCCGCTTCGGCAGATGCCGTCTTTACCGGCGCAGCTGAAAACCTCAAGCTCAAGATGTTCCCTACGGCAAGCATAACCGACGGGCTTATCGTCCTGAGCGGCGACGAGGTTTCGGTATCGTATGCAAACGCCGTCTCCTACACCGGTTATTACTGGCGGCGCGATGCAAGCCACGTCTGGAAGCTGCACAGCGTCACCGCCGACGGTGATGGGTACACATGGAAGTTTTACCGCGTCACCGCCGTCCCGCAAGGCAGCAACCTCAAGGTGGCCGGAATATGGACGGGCTTCGTCAGCGGGCATGAGCAGCTGCTTGCAGCCTGCGACGGGAAGCTCTGGAAGCTCTACGATGACACAACGGGCGAGTTTGTGCGCGTGGCGCTCGGAGACATAGATACGAGCAAGAATGTCCATATGTTCGGTTTCTCCGGTATCGTATATATGCTCAACGGCTCACAGTATAAGCAGTGGGACGGCACTACACTTCAGGACGTCCACGGTTACAGGCCGCTTGTACGCGTCTCCGTACCTCCCGCCGGGGGCGGTGAGAAGATGGAAGAGATCAACCGGCTCTGCGGTGAGCGCCGCTTATGGATATCCCCCGACGGTACGGAGAAAACCTTTGCGTTGCCCGAAAAGAACATTCAGAGCGTCGACTATGTGAAGAGCTTCGCCACCGGCCAGAACATCGCCGCCTCGGAATACACCGTTGACCTTGAGGCCGGAACCATTACATTCAACGAAGCTCCGGCGCAGTCCGTCAACGCCTATGAAATAGGCTGGACGGTCGGAACCACATTCCGCAGTCAGGTAACGGCGATGCGCTACTCCGAGTTTTACAACAGCACACAGGACACGCGGGTGTTCATCTACGGAGACGGCAGCAACAAGGCGCTGTACTCCGGTATTGACTACGACGGCCAGCCGAGAGCTGACTACTTCCCTGACCTTTTTGAAATGGCGATCGGCGACGCGAATACCCCGATCACGGCGCTTATCCGGCACTACTCCACGCTGATGGTCTACAAGAGCAACAGCGCATACCGCGTCGAGTACGGCAGCATCACTCTGGCTGACGGTCTTGTAACCGCCGCATTTTACTCTGTGCCGGTCAACAGAACGATAGGTAACACAGCCCTCGGGCAGTCACAGCTCGTGTTAAACAGCCCTCGTACGCTGTTTGGCAAGGAATGCTACGAGTGGAGAAACAATGCGTCGTATTCCTCCAATCTTTCCCTCGACGAGCGTCAGGCAAAGCGCATGTCAGACCGCGTATATGCGGCGCTGGCGGAGTTTGATCTTGCAGAGTGCAAGTGCTACGACGATAACCACAATCAGGAGTATTACGTGTGCTATGACGGCAAGGCGCTTGTGAACAACTACGCCGCAGACGCATGGTACATATACACCGGCTTTGACGTGGCCTGCATGGCGAGTTTCCACGGAGACTTATACATCGGCACATCCGATGGGCGCTTCAAGCGTATGGCTTACGAATACCTTTCCGACGACGGAGAACCGATAGATGCATACTGGGAGTCCGGCTCCATGAGCTTCGGTTCGGACTATATGCGGAAATACGCCGCATCCCTCTGGATAGGCGTTAAGCCTGAGAGCAACAGCGAAGTGTACGTGACGGTTCAGACCGATAGGAAGAGCGTCTATACCGAAAAGGTAGTCGCGTCAAGACTTTCAACCTTTGACCCGGCGAACTTCGCACATTGGAGCTTTTCGGTAAACCGCAAGCCACATATGAAGAAGCTCAAAATAAAGGCAAAGAAATTCGTGTTTTATAAGCTGATCTTCAAGTCGGATTCTTCCGACTCTACGGCGACGCTGCTTGCGGCGGATATCCGTGTCAGACAGACAGGCTACGCAAAATAGGAGAGAAATATGCTGACAAAACTTCTCACAGATTTGTATATCATATCGCTGCTTGACGACGAGCCTAATGACGTCGGTGGTATGTCCTCGGCGGAGCTGAAGGCCAAGTTCGACGAAGCAGCAAACACTATAAAGGACTACATAAACAACACCCTGATACCGGAACTCGCCGGAAACGGGGGCGCTGAAAGCGTCGGCATTGATACTGTCCCCGGTCTTACCGGAGTCAGCACGGTGCAGGCGGCGCTTGCGAAAATCGAAGAGCAGATGGCTGAGATGACTCAGGGCGCTGTTGCCGATGAGTCAATCACGACCGCAAAGCTTGCGGCTCTTGCCGTGACCTCCGCAAAGCTCGCGGCGGCAGCGGTTGAAACCGACAAGATACAGGACGGCGCTGTCACCTCGGTAAAGCTGGCAGGCTTCGCAGTCACAGCGGCACGGCTGGCAGACCTTGCAGTTGAGACTGCAAAGATAAAAGATAAAGCCGTAACTACCGAGAAAATCGCCGACAAAGCTGTAACTACGGCGCAGCTCGGTGACGCGAGCGTCGGGACAACGCAGCTTGACGCGCTGTCGGTCACGGCGGCTAAACTCGCTGCGCTCGCAGTCGAGACGGCGAAGATAAAGGACGGGGCCGTGACGATGGCGAAGCTTGCAGACCATGCGGTATCGGTCGATTACACGGTAACGCTCGACACAACGTGGAGCGGTGACGCTGCCCCGTACACCAAGGAGCAGACGATAAACGGCATTCTGGCAGCAGATGCGCCGCTCATTGACCTCGCGCCGTCGGCGACCTTTGCGGCCGCGGAAAAGCAGGCGGACGCATGGGCGCTCATTTACCGCGCGGTGACGGCGGCGAACAAGATAACGTTCTACGCCAAGGCAAAGCCGACAGTCTCGATACCGTTGCAGATACGCTGCATAAGAAAGTGAGGGGAAAGGAATGGGCGAAGCATTCATAACACGCCGGGGCGGGGGAACACCCTACGCGGCCATCGGAGTGACATACCCCTCGGGGAGCGTCTGCACCTGCACGAACGGCACACTGACGCTGACGGCGAAAGACACGAGCGGCAAGGCGATATTCGTTATCCCCTCCGCCGGGACGTGGACGGTCAAGGCGGTCAGCGGCAGCAAGAGCACGAGCAAGGCTGTAAGCATCACTGCTGAGGGACAGGTCGAGACTGTGGAGCTGGCGTATGGGCTCTATATCTTTAAAAATGGCTCGGGGCTGACGTCTGGGTACTCGATCAAGAGCAACAGCAACAGCATGATTTCTGCGCCGACAGTTTCAAGCGACACAATCAGTTGGACAGGCGACTTAAGCAGCGGCGGCGTAGCATTCTATATCGACCCCGCCGTCGCGTTGAGTGGCTATACAAAACTGTGTGTCGATTTTGAGTGCTCATACAACTACGGCGGG